AAATGCGGGGCCGTAAGCCCAAACCGACGATGCTCAAAGTGCTGGACGGCAACCCCGGCAGGCGGCCGCTCAATGAGCGCGAACCTGCTGCGCCGCAAGGAGTTCCGCCGTGCCCCGACTGGCTGAGCGACGAGGCTAGGGCCGAATGGGACCGGGTCATTCCCGAGCTGCAGATGATGGGCCTGCTGTCCACCGCGGATCGGGCGGCGCTGGCTGCTTATTGCACCGCCTGGGCGCGCTGGGTGGAGGCCGAGGCGATGGTCAAGAAGCTGGGAACCATTGTGAAGAGCCCCGACAAGGGCTTTCCGATGAAGAGTCCCTATCTGAGCATCGCTGACCAGGCGCTGGAAACCATGCGCAAGCTAATGGTCGAGTTTGGTTTGACGCCGTCCAGCCGCAGCAGGATCAAGGTGCCTGGCGGCGGCGACGCAGCCGACGAGTTCGATCAGTTCCTGGAGGCCAGCTAAATGGCCGACCTCGCGCAGAAGCTGGTCGACGCCCGGGAGGGTGGCTGGATGGAATGGATTCGGAGCGAGGCCGACGAACGGGCCGTGCTCGATGGTTGCTGGTTTGATCTGAAGGCTGCTGAGCGGGTCCGAACCTTCTTCCGCCAGTTCCTGCGGCATTCCAAGGGACAATGGGCCGGGAAGCCGTTTGAGCTGCTCGACTGGCAGTGGCGCGACATCGTTGCGCCCCTCTTCGGCTGGAAGCGGGCCGATGGCACACGGCGCTTTCGTCGCGGCTACATCGAGGTGCCCAAGAAGAACGGTAAGAGCACTCTTTTCTCAGGCCTGAGTCTTTACCTGCTGGCCGGCGATGGCGAGCAGGGCGCCGAGATCTACAGCGCCGCCGTGGACCGAGACCAGGCGTCGATCGTCTACACCGAGGCGGCCAACATGGTCGAGGCCTCACCGGCACTCAGCAGCCGGCTGGGGGTCGTGCGCTCCACCAAGCGGATCACGTTTCTCAAGACCCGGTCGTTCTACAAAGCGCTATCGGCGGATGTGCCAGCGAAGGAAGGACTAAATGCACATGCTGTCCTGATTGACGAGCTGCATGCCCAACGGTCCAGGGAGTTGTGGGATACGCTGCGGTATGCGGGTGCCTCCCGTGAACAGCCGCTGCATCTATCGGTCACCACGGCAGGCTTCGATCGGCTGTCGATCTGCTGGGAGCAGCACCAGTACGCCGAGCACGTTCTCTCGGGTCAGATTGAGGACAGCGCCTTTTTCCCCTACATCTCGGCTGCAGCCCAGGACGACGACTGGACTGACCCCGAGGTCTGGCAGCAGGCCAATCCCAGCTTCGGGATCACCCTCAGTGCCGACCAGTTTGCCGAGGATTGCCGGGAAGCACAGGAGTCGCCGGCCAAGGAGAACAGCTTCCGCCGCTATCGGCTGAACCAGTGGACCGAGCAGGACGTGCGCTGGATCAACATGGCGAAGTGGGATGCGTGTGGGGAGATTACGGCGGACCTGGACAAGAAGGAATGTTTCGGTGGCTTGGACCTCTCCAGCACGACAGATCTCACGGCATTCGTTCTGGTCTTTCCTGCCGACGGATGGTTCGACGTGCTGGCCTGGTTCTGGGTACCCGAGGAAGGGGCCAAGCGACGGGAGCGGCGCGACCGTGTCCCGTACAGCCAGTGGATTCGGGATGAATACATCGAGGCGACGCCCGGCGAGGCGATCGACTACGACCGGATCAGGCAGAAGGTCAAGGAACTGGGCGAGCAATACTTTATCCGTAGCATCGCCATCGACCGCTGGAACGCCACGCAGCTTTCAACTCAGCTCGACGGCGACGGCTTCGAGATCGTGGCCTTCGGCCAAGGCTTCGCCAGCATGAACTGGCCCACGAAGAAGCTGGAGGAAATCGTGCTCTCCGGACGGCTGCGCCACGGTGGCAACCCCGTCTTACGCTGGATGGCGGGAAACGCCTCGCTGGAGACTGACGCTGCCGATAACTGGAAGCCGTCGAAGAAGAAGAGCCGGGAGCGGATCGATGGGATCGTGGCGCTGATCATGGGTCTGGAGAGGGCGTCGACGCAGTCCCCGCACTACAGCTTTTACATGTTGAACGACCTAGAAATGGGATAAACCAGACAGCCACGAAAAAGAGGCCCGCGTGGGGCCTCCACGGCGACTACATTAGCAATCGTCGCCAACCAAACGGGGTGGCTGGCTAGGCCTTGGCCGCAAACTTACCCCGCTCGGTCTTCACGAACCGGGCTTCTTTGCCCTTCAAGGCAATCTCGCGAATGATCGCGCTATAGAGCGTCGCATGGGGCGTCTTGCCGCCGGGGCTGGTCCACAGCGCCTTGGCCGCCATCGCCTCGATCATCTCTTTGCAGTTCATCGCTTCTTTGCTGTTGGCCAGGACCTGCGCCGCCGCATCAACGGCGGAGACCTTCTTCTCCTTCGGTCGTTTGGCCTTCTTGGCGGCCTTGGCCTTCGTCCCCTTCGCATCGGTCGGGGGAGCGCCGTCCTCTGGGGCGGCCTTGGCATCGAGCGCTTCCTTCTTCGAGGTGAACGGGCCTCGCTCCTCACCGCCGTCTTTGGCGACAAGCCAGAACCGGCCCTTCGCATCCTTCTTGACCTGAACGCCGGGCGTCGCTTTCGCGCTCTTCGTCGCCTTGGGGGCTTTGGTTTTGGTGGTGGTCTTCTTGGACATGAGCGAACTCCTGAAAACACGTGAATGGAATGGCTGCCATCGTCAGGCTCGGCGAACCACCGCCGAGCGACGCGCAAGGGCGCGTTTCGGCTTAGCGATAGAGGTGGTCGGCGAGCCCGCCCGCCAGGAAATCCACAATCGCCTGCGTCAATTCGTCATTGGCCTGAATATCCGCGCCGCGATCCCAATTAAAGACCGTTTGCTTATCCGCTAGCCGCTGCACCCACAGCTTCGAGATGCGGCTATCGCCGATCTCCCAATCGGGGTTGTCGGCGTGCTCGGCAAAGACCAGGGCGTCGAAGCGGTGAACGCTCATGGTCCCGCAAACCCAGGTCCCGCCCCCCGAGGCTCGTCGCGTCGTCTTCGTAATCTCCAGGTCATGGCCTACATCCAGGTCGTCGTTCGTGTCCGTCATGTTTCAATCTCCGCGCTGGTGTTGCGGGCGTTGCGTACATCGCTCGGCCCAGGCATGAACAGACAGTTACCTCTGAATGCCGAACGCATCCAGCGCGGTTGGGGCAGAATTCAGCAGAATCTTTCCGCTGAAACCCAGAGAAAACACTGAGCATTCGGCGTGGCGCTGGCGCCGCCGGGGCCTTCCCTCGACCGGCGCTGGTATTAGAGGCCCGACCAGCGCGTGCGCAATCTGCGGCCATTATCAGCGCCCATGGTTATCATTTACCCGGCTTCGTGGGGGGATGCCGGAAGATGGTGACCATTTCGTTGAAAGTGGTTACCAGTTTGGTGCGGCCAATCTTCTAATACGCCGTGGTGGAGACGGCTTTCAGGCGCGCACTAGAAACATTCAATCGTGGCGTGATTTCATTTGTGCCATAGCTCGCCCGGTCGCTTGCGCCATTCTTGATCGTGATTGATAGAGCCGTCTCGCGAACCATCCGCTACACGCGGCTAGCCGCGCAGAGAATGACTTCACCAGCACGCACATAATAGTAGTTCGCGCGCCCCGATGAGCACCGAGGGTTGCGCACTCTATTCACGGTGTCAGCGCAGTTTCAAGTACCTTTGCTAGACGCCAACCAGCCTTGTGGATTGCCTTCCGCACAGTGTCGCCGGCAAGCGGTGGATAGGTGTTGCTGTCGATTTGCGATTGGAAGTACTTTACACCGTGGGGCGTCGTGTGGATTCCTTGAAAGACGATCGGGGTGTGTGCTGCACTGGCAACCGGGAGAATCTCGTTTGCCCAGGCTTTAGCCCAATCTTCTAGGCCGACGTTGGGCGGCAGCTTCCATCCGGTCGGCTCAGCGTTCGCGAGTTGAGTCGCATTGGCCGCATCATCGTTATTTGGAAATCCAGCGTCCACGGCATCTTCATCCCAGAAGCCATGCAAATTCGGAGTTCGGCCATGACGCGGAGGAACAAATCGGAAATGAACATCGTTGCCGCCGGTATCCTGCAGCGCCTGAGGAAACATCGTGGGGTCAACTGGCTGGCCATTGAAATCAAAGTATTCAGCGCCGACGTGTAACGGTTGGTGGATATCTCCTAGGTAGTGTGCCAGGAGAATGACGGCTACCTTCTTCGCGATCTTGCGCTGTTGGTCTTCTGCCGTGTCTGTTCCCTGCAAGACCCGAATACACCGCGGGATGGCATGAACAATGTCGAAGGGCGTTTGGCCAACACCAGTCCCGTCGTACTTGAGTGGACCCATTACCGGAACATCGGTGTAGTGGGCCATGCGGTGTCGATTTTCGTGTGGCGGGGGTAGCGGAAAGTCGTTATTGGCATCCCAATAATCCTTAATGTCGCTAATCAGTTGAGCTGACAGCTCTGGGTGCTGCGAAAAAATGTTCTGGGCAGCATTGTGGTCCAGCTTTTTGATGATCGAATCGGGATACACTGCCACCGTCTCCAAAGTGAGGCCGTCCAGTAAGTCTTTGACCTTTTGACTCATGGCCGGGTTTTGCAATTCTAATCGTCGGTCAGCAATGGCGCCGACAAGTTGATGGCCCCGCTCGCCGTACCCGCTTGATTGCGACGACAACAGACTCACTGCCAATAAAAAGCAGAAAATGACTCGCAGCATCGATTGCTCCTTTGGGGTGTGGGCGGTAAGCTCAGTTAAGAAGTAGCCCCAACAATGGGGGAGCATCATACGCCGCCTTCTGTGCCATCGCAATCTGCTGAAATGTGAATAAATAATGAATCCATGCTCCAGGTTGATCGCAACAAACTGAGGTTCGGCCGCTATCGCACGCCGCGGTTCCGATACGACGCCAAGGTCGAATGCCTCGCCCGAGGCAGCCGATGGTTAATAAGGTCCTACGGCGTGGGCGACCTGTCAGAGCGTATTCCCTGACTCCGAT